TTGGCTTTAGCAAAACGTAAGAGGAAGATTCAAATTACCCGAATTGATTTTCCGGAATTAACGCTACAAGAAGCGTTAGATATGGTTGTTGCCACGAAAAAGGCTGAGGGGCTTCGTGAACGTACGATTAATGATTATGTCAAGGACTTTATTTATTTCACGGACTGGTTACGTAAATTTCATCCAAATATCACAATGGTTCACGAACTCTCTCCGGCAATATTCCGTGATCACATTGCATGGATGAAATACGAAGCGCGAAGATACGAGAATCACAAGTACAATAATAAAAAGGATCACGGTGTGGGGCTGTCTGACACAACAGTTAACATTCGGCTCCGGGTTCTCAAGGCGGTTTTCAACCAACTTGAACGGGACGGATTGATTGGAGAGAATCCGATTGCTGGCGTAAAACTCTTACGCCAAGATGTGGATTTAACGAATTGCTTAACGGACGACGAAGTTAAATCGATATTAGCACAGCCCAATCAAAGAGACTTCGTTGGCTTTCGTGATTATGTTGCAATCGTCCTGCTGCTCGATTCTGGATTACGTATTTCCGAATTATTAAGTCTACGTCCGAGCGACGTCGATTTTCAATCTCGGTTCATCGAATTACCGGGCGAACGGAACAAGAACCGGAAGCCGAGACTTGTCCCTATATCCTCACACTCGGTCAAGCTGTTACTACAGTTAATTGGTGAGAATAAACAACACTTTACTGTAGACAAACTATTCTTGTCCGTAAACGGAGAGCCAATAAAAGCTAACCACTTCAACAAACGATTGAAACACCATGCTGAGAGGGCTGGAGTTGTTGAGAAGAAAAATACGGCACACGTGTATAGGCATACTTGGGCAAAGAACATGATATTGAATGGCTGCGATCCATTTACATTACAAAAGCTCGGTGGATGGAAGGATATTCGAACATTGCGTAGGTATATTCAAATGGATACAAAAGAGATGCGGGCAAGTCACGATAATTTTACGCCTGTAAATAGTTTAGTTCGTGGTGCAAAACGCCACTAATATCTAACCAAAGCCCCGTACACTACCGTCACGATCCGGATTAAACCGGGCAGTCAACGGTAGCTGTGCGGGGCTTTTCTTATTTTGTATACGTAATAGGGTACCTGTTGAGGCAACGGCGACACTTTACATTTACAGCACCTCTTACTACGACAACATCGTGAGAACAGTTTGGGCACGGAACTTTCTTACCTGTGGAGAAACTTGCTGCAAATAGAATTAAACTGAAAATGATTCCAAAAATAGCTCCGATCGGAAATAAAAATAGTAAGAACACACTCGCCGCGAGTAGGAACAAACCTAACCCCATTGACGTTATATCTAATTCAGGCTTACTTGTATTAATTGTATCTACATGTGGTTTAACCTGAGTGTCACTACCCTCTAGCATACTTCCACAGTGTTTACATTTTATTGCCGCGTCTTGTATCTCCTCCGCGCAATAAGGACACGTCTTCATACTCATGACCCCTTCTACGTTTTCCTCTATTTTACCACTTTTCGCCAATCGCTACTATACGTAATCACGTTTTAACCCGTCCAGCACCGTCAATTTACGCATCCAACCCGTTTCCCCTACGTTAACCCCTCCAGGAGCCTCCTGTCGCTAATTTCCCGCCAATTTCAAATAAATTTACGGAAAAGTGTGCGAACCATGCTACAAGCGTCGTATTAACAGATATAGCCGCAAAAACACAAGGAAAAGCCCGTTATTCCCGAAAGGAGGCGTAATCAAATGTCATGACCGCGCCGCAATCGGATTCATCCCGTATCTTCCTCCGTTTCTACACCGATGCCATCCGATCCGGTCTTATCGCCGACCTCGGGGCCGACCGGTTACAAACGTTGCTAGTTATCGCCTCGTATATGGACCATACAGGCCGCTGCTACCCGACACAGTGGGCGATAGCGGAAGGGCTGTCCGTAGCGCGGGAAACGGCAAATAGGCGGGTCAAAGCGCTGCTTTCGTACAGATGGCGGGGCGAGCCGCTGGTGACCGCGGAGAAACAGAAACGGACGGATAAGCAGCATTGGGCAAACGTGGTGTATACGGTGAGGACTGACGCTGTGGTATCAATATTTTGATACGGCAAATAACCGTGTGACGCGGATATCACACGGCAAACGTCACACGGCGGACGTCACACTAACTAGAACCATAATAACAAGAGCCATTATAACGAGAACCATTAAATAATACCGAGATTGAAAACCTTAGCTCAGTAAGGAAAATCGCCTTACTTCGCGACTATTATAAACAAAACCGAATCACTAGCCTTTAAAGGAATCGTAGGTAAAGTACCTTACTTACGGATTTACACGAAATTAAACTCGGAGGTGGTTACGGAGAATTTACGGATTTGGCGTAGAGGGAAGTGGTGTTCCCTCGGCCTTGTCCGCCCCTCGCGATACATGCTTACCACTTAAAGTGGATTCGCACGGCCAGCACGATAAGGGATCGCACTAGCACAGGACTGAGCGTCAACGTTAGGGATATTTCATCCCGTGTGGCACGCAGCGCTATGGTCATGCTACCGCCTCCTTTCGGAAGGGCAAGGTTTTGCCGTGGGCAAGCCCGTCCACAAAACCGGGAAGTTCCCGCTAATCTATGCAACCTACTAGGAGTTGCCTAAATTTTACCACGAATTACCTAAATCGTAAAGGAGCGTGTTGATATATCTAGTGGTGATATTTCGTTTCTCGTATTTATCGCAGGTTGGATAGCGTTGGAGGCAGCCCTTGCGTTAATTAACCGAAGAAAGGAGGCGAAGAAGACGGATGACAACGACGGAAATAACAACGTTTGATTATGGACAGCTCGACGGAAAGACCGCAGACTTCCTCCGTAGCAAAGAGCGGAAAATGCGTGAGATCGTCGGCAAGGCGTATACGGAGCTTGGGCGAGAATTGAAAGAGGCGCAGGAGGCCCTAGCTGGAAACAATCAATATGATGGTTATTTTGAGCGATGGCTTTTGAGCATAGGAATGAACCGAATGCAAGCCAGTAGACTCATCCACCGTTACGTGCTTGTAACAAAATGTGACGAGCAACAGGAACTACTCGAAGACCTTCCCGTATCCCTCACGTACGAGATTGCGAAACCCTCATCCGGGGACAGTGAATCTAAACGGCTAGCGAAATCAGCCGTCCTATCCGGCGACATCACGACGTTGCGGGAGTACCGCGAACTCCTAGCGAAACTAGAGGCGGAGCAAACTGCTCGTAAAAAGGCCGAATCTGACTACGAAGTTTTACGAGACACTATCGAAGCCGTAACGGAATCTGAACGCGAAGTCAAATCCGAATTAGAGGCACTCCGTGCCCGACCTTCTCCGGATGACGGCGTTTATCGCATCGACACAAGTACGGAGGTTGACGGATCGGCAACATTATTCTCAACAGACGTGCGAGATTTCGTAAAGAGGTACGCTTTCCTTCGCCACTACGAGATAGAGTTCCGTACGATCAATCAGGAGTCGGCGGCGGAATACCATAGCGCACTTGAGGGATTACGTAGTTTTGTAAACGATATTCAGCGGGTACTTTCGTTCTCGCAGGCAAAAGACGGAATCATAATCGATATGTAGGGAGATGACGGAATGAACGTAAGTATTAAAGTAACTACGGGTGGGCGTCTCGCGCTCATCATGGATAACAACGAAACGACACAGCGGGCGGCATTGACTTTTACGCAGATGTTGTTAAGGGCGAATATTACGGGAGTTTTCAACGTACCTAACTCGTTCCCAGGACTGTCCGGAGAAAAGCCGGAAACCACTCGCAAGAGGGAGGCGGAGCAAAAAGTACAATATACCATGAACAAGCCGACTCAGGAACAGATGTATGCGAAATGGGAACGGCAGCGGGCGGACGCAAAAGGGTACTTGGAAGCGTTAATGGACGAGTGGGGTTTCGATATGACAAATAAAGCAGATTACGTTAAAGCTTGGCGGAGGGCGTACCGTTTCCTGCACGTTGACACCAACTATAGGCCGAATGAAGCCGCAGATATGCCTTACGGAAAAGTCAAGTCACCGACGAAGCTCAATCGGATTTTAATGGACGGTATGGGTGAAAAGCTGATCGAATCTCTTAAATTGAGAGTAAAGGTACGTTAATTTAAAACCCCCGAAGGAGGACGTTAAATGTCCCGAATTAAACTGTTTACACATACGGACCTGGACGGAGTAGGCTGCGCAGTAGTGGCGTGGCACGCATTCGGAACCGCGGTCGATATCGAATATTGCGATTACCCCAACGTGAACGAAAAGGTGGCAGCGTTCCTGGACGATCCAGGACAACTCGGACTTTATGACGAGGTTTTCATTACGGATATTAGCGTAAACGAAGAAGTAGCCGAGCATATTGACGCGGATAACTCGCTTACGGCACGTAAATGGAGGCTGCTTGACCATCACGCGACTGCCGAATGGCTTAATCGATATGAATGGGCCACTGTACTTGTGGAGGTGTACGAGTATCACTCGGATAGCACCGTTAAGCAATCCGGGGCACACATGCTTTACTGGCGAACGGAGGGAGACTTTATCTCGGAGATTGAGCCGTTTATCGCTGCCGTCCGCTCCTACGATACCTGGGACTGGACGAAGACTGGCGATACGGCCGCGAAGGACCTTAACGATTTGTTCTGGCTTATCGGGCGTGATCGGTTCTTGGAACGTTTCGTGGCCGATTTGTCCGTTACACTTACGGAGTCTGAACGAATGCTGCTCGATATTGAGCGTGAGCGGATCGACCGCTACAAAGAGTCGAAACTCCACCAGGTCACCGTAAAGCAAATCGGCGGGTATACGGTAGGCATCGTTTTCGCGGACCGGTATCAATCGGAAGTCGGCAGCTACATCGTCATGGAGCGGGCCGATATCGATTTCGTCGCGATGATTGATCCGGCACGCAGCGTAAGTTATCGGAGCGCAGACGGCCGGACCGACGTGGGACTTTTCGCTAAGAGCCGCGGCGGTGGCGGTCATAAGCACGCGGCAGGGTCGCCAGTAACCGATGAATTACGGCAAGCAATTATCGATACTATTTTCGGAGGTGCTACGAATTGAAATCGATCCCTATTACGAAGTCATACGCTCTTTCCGCCGACGACCACAACTTCGTGCTGCAACGTAAGCATACCGTAGACCCAACGAAGGCTCCCGGATACAAGCCTGATCCCGCAAAATCCCCGCCAATTAGCCGCGAGACGTGGCGGGATATAGGTTGGTACCCCTTGACGCGCGGCGGCCTTATTTCCGCGGTGGAAATCGCCCTGCTGCGGGAGGTTAACGGGACGACGGAGGCCACGACGTTGGTCGAGCTGCTTTCGGAGTATACGGCCGAGACGGTGCGGCTGCGGGAGATTATTGTGAAGACGGTGAGTCCGTTGTTTCCGGAGGTGTTCGAATGTACGCAATAGCTCGTATTCTCGATGGGATTGAACAATATGTCCACGGGGTTAAAGGGTATACCGACGATATCGGTTGTGCCGAAATCTACGAAGAGGCTCCGAAACTTCTTAACGATGGCGAATACGTAGTCGTAGTCTGCGGTCATTGCGAGAATCGTATTGATAAAGGCGCTCAGTATACGATGCTTGGCGATGGTGACGTGTTGTGCGAAGAGTGTGCCGCTGACATCGAAGAGCGGAGATTCGAGCAGTACGACGACTGGACGAAAAGGGAGGCGCTGGCATGACAGAAAAGCCTATAGTTTCGGTTCGTAATTTCGCAGCGGATCGGGCGATTTGCGAAGCGGCGACGGAGGGACCTTGGACGGCAGACGGAAGTTACGTAGAAATTCCTGATGATTTTTACGTAGGTGAGCGCGGACCTTTAGCGTACGGAGGCGTCGAGGGCGGTGACGAAAATGCCACGTTCATTGCCGAAGCCCGCACCGGATGGCCTGCCGCTTTGGACAGGATTGCGGAGCTGGAGGCAGTTGTACACCGAATAGCAACATTCAAGCCGGAGAACTTCACGTCAGACAAACGAATGATTGCGGAGTTACAGAGACTTGCAAAGGAGGCATCGGCAAATGACGCAAGATAACGGCAATCTCTCGTTAGACGAACTCCGCGCGGCTGCTAACGAAATGTCCCTGCGTCACTGGGGCGTGCCGTTTACGGGTACTCTCAATTTGACGAACCGTAGATGGAAACGTACCCACGGTATGTTCCTTCGTTGGGCGAGCGATCCAGCCCGTACAATGATACAAATGTGTACGAGTATGAATGCGTCGCGTCCGCGAGAAGAGGTATTAAAAACGTTGCTTCACGAGCTGGTACATTGGCGTCTATATACGACGGGCGTCCCGTGTCGCGATACCGACCTCGAATTTGTTGCGGAGTGTGTTCGTGTCGGCGCATCAATTTCGCAAACAAAATCGGCGCAGGCGGCCTACAAACGATATTTAGCGATAAAAGGGTACGAAGAGAGGACGGGACGTAGCTATGACGAAAACACCGAAGACTCTGCGTAGATTAAACCAAATACTGTCAATGTCGTTAATCGTTGCGGTAGTCTTGGCCGGTTGCGGAACGGAGTCTCGAAAATTAAGTGCAGAATATCTTCGTACTGAGCCGCTGGAGGGCTGGAGCAACTCGGAAATTGCAGTATTAGGCACAACGGATGGGAGCGAAATTAAACTGATAATCAGCTCTAGCCTGGATAAACTCGCCGTAAAAGGTACGAAGTATTGCGTAACTTACGGGAAGACTTTCGGCGGTTCGCCTGGTTATCACATAAAGAGTATGACACCACAAACGGAAGGTGAATGCGAATGGTAGCGAAAAAGCCGAAGAAATCGGTCAGCCCTCGTATCACAGCCGAGCAGCGCCGCGACTGGCGGAACCTATCAATCGGACACTGGAATACGATTACGATTACGGAGTATTTCCGGGACATGAACGAGGACCATTACGGACTGCCCGCGGCCGAATATCTTCCTATGCGGAATTGGTCGGCCGAGTCCGGCATGATCAAGCGGGCATTGACGGAGCATGGTTCAGAGGTTTTACGACGAGCATTTGACGAGTGTTTCCATACGTACAAACCGACGAGGGAGTATCCGTATTTAACCGCCGGGTTCGCGGTTAGTTACTTGATTAACCGGATGGTTCCGAAGATTAAGGCGGATTTGACGGCCGAAGCCGTAACCGAATCAAAGCCGGACTATGAGGCGGTAAATACGTGGTTTTAAGCGGGATGACAGCGGCAATTCAGGCGTTGGCTGCTTCCGGAGGGGTAATCGTAAGCAACAAAGGACGACGGTTAAAAGCCGGTGATTTAGCGCCAATTACGAAGCTTGGCCGATATGCCGTGAGCTGCCGGAACGTTGCGGTTACCGACTCGGAGATTAAAGGCGAATGGACATGGAAATCCGCAAATGTTCACGGAATCGTCACAGAAACCGCCGGATCTGTGCGCAATTAAGATTTTATACGAAATCCTTTTTGCGCCGGTATTTGTTACGATAAATAACGTAAGGGAGAGAACGGTGTGAAGTTAGCGATTGATTACGTCGGCCGTCCGAATAGTCTGCTGTTAGATTTGGCGGATATTGCGAGGGAGCGCGGCAATGAACGATTGAGACGGATTTGGTTACGAAATTATTTCCGTAGAAGTGACGAAATGAAACGGAGGGTTGCGGTGTGAAAAGTGGCGCATATTTACCGGAAGATATTTACGCGATTAAACGGGGAGAACTCATCTTAGGATTTGTTCGTGCTTCGGACGCTCAGGAAGCATACATGAAAGGGATCGCTGTCTTCGGACAATGCACAGCGGCTACTCAATATATCGTTGTTCACGATTAGTCGAAGTTTACCAGAATCGCTTAAATAGATACAGTAAGAATAAAAGGAGGATGAGACGTGTATACGGAGGAGATTGTAGCGAAGTGGCATACGATGAAACGGCATCAACGTAACGCTTGGGTGGCGGAGGTCGTATTCGGATGGAGCAAGGACCGTGTGAATGACGCTATATACGCCTGGGAGAACGGGGTTTGTGGCGTGGAGTCCATTCCGGATTACACAAGCGAGAATTTTTCGGATGTACTCAACGCCGTGCCTGGTGAGTTGTTTATTTATCGTTACGAGGACAGTTCGGAGTATGTCGCCTCATTCGGCCAATCAGACGATGAAGACTTCCCGGAATGCGGGGAGACTCCGTTCGAAGTATATCATCAAGGCAAGTCGAATTCGTTGGCTGATGCGGTATGTTTGGCGGCAGTTATCGCTAAGTTGAGGGAGGCGGTACATTGAGTCATGCGGATAAATGCGTTCTGGCTCGGCTCTGTACACTACGGGAAGGCCCGAAATGTTCTACGCTCTGCGGCTCGTATATCGCCATGCACGGGCATAACGGAGAGGGCGGCCGGATCGGGAACGGGAATTTACCGGCGGCGTATCTGCTGGTTACGTTAGACAATAGCCCGGCACGCACGGAGCAGTCCGAGATATATGGCAGCCTATCAGTATACGTGCGGACTTTCACGCGGCAATTCGGTGACGAAACAAAGCCCGAGCCGATCAAGTCGTTATACCTGTATAGCCGCACGCCAGGAACCGGTAAAACAACGACGGCGGCCGCGCTGCTCTCCGAATGGATCACAGTCCATTACGTAGGTTCTCTCCGCCGAGGACAGCAACCTGTCGAGCGGCCAGCGTACTTTCTTGATATCAACGGTTGGCAGACGGATTATAACGAGTTCAACCGGCCGCGGGTACCGGAGCATATCGCGGAGCCTGCTGCCGCCCGTTACTATGCCGCGAGACAACGAGCAATGACCGTTCCATTCGCTGTGTTGGACGATATCGGCGTCCGGGAGCCGACGGAGGGATTCCGGGCTGATCTGCATTCCGTAATCAATGCGAGGGTGACGGCGGGGCTTCCTACGGTGTATACGAGCAACGTTCCGTTGGATGAGCTGCATACGGTTTTCGGTGAGCGGCGGCTCGCGGATCGGATACGTGACCTCTGTATGGAGTTCACGTTCAAGGGCGAGAGTCACCGCGGGATGCGAAAAGTTTAAACGTGAGAAAACGGGAGTATTCGGGAGATTTACGAAGTTCGGAATTTCATCCACAGACTCGACGCACGTACTTGACAAGCGAAATATATGGACTTTGCGGAAATAATAATACTATATGGACATAATGTAAAGATTCGACATACTTCGACAATCAATCATTTATATTAACTTCACCAGCAGAATAAACGAAAATCACCGAATTTGCGGTTTGAAAGATTTGGCATAGCTAAAGTAAACTACGGAGGTGAAGAAACAATGTCCAGTTACGGGCAACAGTTTTTGAGTAAGGTTATCGACTCCGGCGACCTTTCCGCATTCACCCGTTGCGGAATTACGCGGGAACATTTCGTGACCGCAGCGGAAAAAAGCGCAGTCGATTACGTTTTTGGTTACGCAGATACAAACGGGGGCCGCACGCCATCTTACGCCACATTTGCAGCCGAAAATCCGGACGTAATGTACATCCCGGACGTGACTGACGAGTTTACGTTTCTGGCCCGCGAGCTAAAGGATTCGTATGGTAAGCGGCAGTTTGCGGAGTTGATTAATAAAGAGGTCGGCGGTATGTATGAGACGATGCGGGCGGACGAATTAATTTCGTCGTTGCAGGATCGGCTTGAAAGTATTAAAATCGGAGTAAGAACGAATGTTCCTATCGGGAACGATATAACCTTATCCGGGGAACGTTTCATGACCGAGTACCGTTCCCGTAAAGAAGGCCGATCATTTAAAATATGGCCGTCAAAATTTCCGACCATTAACGTTAAGACTGGCGGATACCTCTCCGGAAATATGTATACGTGGTATGCGAGGCCGGGACGAGGTAAGTCAGTGATTACAATGGAAGAGGCGATTGAATCCGCTTTCCATGGCGCGGTCGTACTAATTTGGGCGCTGGAGATGTCTACATTTGAATGGATGGCGCGGGCTTATTCGTCCATCTCCGCACGGAGCGGCGTTGCTACGGCTACCGTTGCAGGCGTTGATTATACGGCGGGCTTCGATAACCTGGCGATGCTTATGGGCCGCCTTCCAGAGGATTTTGAACGGGGGTTGGAGGAGTTCGTGACTACGTTGAATGACGTAATACCTGGGCGGATTATCCTTCGGGCGATCGACGAAGCGGACTTTTCGGACAACTCGATAAGACAGCTTGAGGCGGATATTCTCGAAACAAAGGCAGATGTCGTCGTAATCGATCCGATTTACTATATGGAGTTTGAGTCCAATACGTCTAAGACTGCGGGCGGCGATGTGGCTGCAACGAGTAAGCGTATCCGTAAGCTTGCCGGTAAGACCGGTTCAGTCATTCACGTGATAACTCAGGCTGACGAAAATGCGGCCGAAAAGGGAGATGATGGAGTCCGGGAGCTGAAACCGCCGAAACGTGCCGAGATCAAGAAGACGAAAGCTGTACTTGAGGACGCAGCCGTAACGTTTGGGATTGATACCATTAACGAAGAAGGCCGCGGGATCATTGAACTTGGGAAGGGAAGGTCTGGCGGTGAGGATACTCGTGTCGAGCTGATTTATCTTCCTAATTACGGGATTGTACGGGAGTTGGTGGATACTGGCGGGGCTGAGACGGGTCAATTTGTTGGGATTTTTTAAAATTATCACTTCGTGAAAAAAGGAAATGTTTACAAACGATAAAAATAGATGTATTATATCCTCATAAGAAATAAAATAGTTTCTTTGGAGGATAAAATGACAGGAGAATTAATCAGAGAAAAAAGAAAGCAGAGAGGACTAACCCTTAATGAACTGTCCTCTTTGTCAGGAATCAGTCCTTCGCAGATAAGCAAGATTGAGCGGGGAGATAGTGAGCTTACTAATGATACATTTTTGAAACTTCTAAAAGCGATGAGACTCCCCGAAGAAGAAGTGCATGATATTGTTAATAAGCACGTTCTTGAATATTATATTTTACTTAATTTCTACTCGGAATCAGTAAAAGAAGCAAGAGCTAGTTATGTGGCAGAGAAAGAGACTCGTGATGATTTTAAAAAGGTGACTTCTGATTGGATTTTTGCTAGCGAGCCAACACTAACTTACTCCGAAGTCGAGACGTTGTCTTCAGAACTTGAGGATTTCTATAACGTTAGGTTACGCCGCTTAAAACTAAACAAAGAGGAGTGATCGCCTTTGAACGTAGACGTCCGCGCCGAACTCGAAGCCTACGAATGGCACCGTGCAACCTGGACTGCCTCGTACCTGCTCGCATGCTCCCCGTTTCGCCGCGATGACGACCCGTCCTTTTACATATATTACGAGGACACGGCGACCGCGCGGGCTGGATATTGGGGCGACAGAGGTACGGGCGAAACCGGGGCACTCACGGAGCTTATCGCCAGGCTCAACGGGATTGGATACGATGAGGCTGGCGAATATCTCCGGTTAAAGTACGGCGAGGATGAGTCGGGATCTGATTTACCGGCGCTGCGGATACCAAAGTTATCGACCGAAGCCACCGTATTCAAGCCGCTGGACATTTCGATATTGGACCCATTCAAATTCCGGTCACCGTATCTTGGCGGTCGGAAGATATCCGAAGCCGTACAGCGATTGTGCCGGATTGGTTACGATAAATCACGTAAAGCAGTTACTATCCCGATATTTAGCGGCGATGGGACATTAGCTAACGTGAAATACCGGAGGGTCGATACGAAACTATTCTGGTACGAACGGGGAGGCCGCCCGATCCGAGAGTTATTATTCGGCCTCGACGTAATCTACCGGAGAGAATGTAAACGGGCCGTGATCGTCGAAGCCGAGATTGACGCCATGACCGTAATGACGGCGGGCTTCCCTGCGGTAGCTACGATGGGTTCCGCGTTTAACCGGTACAAAGCCGATTTGATCCGCCGGAGTCCAGTCGAGGAATTAATTGTGATCCGAGATAACGATGCGGCGGGCCGAAAGTGGCAGCGGGCTATAATCGAAGAGCTGCGCGGCGACGTAAAGGTATCGGTGGCGACCGTTAACAGCCGCTATAAAGACGTAAATAAAGCCGCGACCGAGAGTAGCGTCGATCAGGTCGCCCGATACGTAATCCGACGCCATACATTAAGAGAGATAAAAATAATGTTAGGGGCGTAATCGACGTGGATTACTTATTATTTACGGGAGCATCTGTATTGGAGTACGTGGCGGTCTTCGCCTTCATGTTCGCACTTTTCCGGTTTCGGATTACGAAGCGGCTCGCGGTCACCGTTTTAACCGTATCGCTCATGATGAGCCAGGTTTCATACTTTACGCGGGCCATTCCGCAAATCGGTGAGATGTCATCGTTTATCCAACTCGCGCTTTATATCATCGTACTATGGATATTGTTCCAAGTACCGTTCTTTTACTCTATCGTAATGAATTTCGCCGGATTCGCGATAGTGGTCGTCGTTCAAGGACTCGCGCTTCTCGCATTCCAGTTTTTCGGCGGGGTAACGGCCGACGTGGTAAAAGGCTCCGTGCTGCTCGGGTCCGGCGTGCAGGTATTATCGTCACTTATCGAAATTGCCATCGCTTACGCAATCGTTCAACTAGGCGGAGGGTTTAACTTTGTGCCGACCTCCCGCCGTACATACACGAGATTCAACCGGTCAAACGTGCTGATACTCGTAATAATTCTAGCTACGGTTATGCTTGCGGCCACACTCGCGTACTTGCTCGGCAATAACTTCGATGCTTATGTAATATCGGCCTGTGCGGTATTTGCCGTGACCATTCCGGCCTACCTATACGTGGCCCTACGAAAGGAGTATGAGGATGCTATATAAGTATGCGGACGGACTCCGGCAGCGTATCGAGGACAACGGCGTAACGGCCCCGTCGACGGCGGTGATCTACTACGCGCTGCAAATCATTGTGAATACGGTGACTATCGCGGGTGGCGCGTTGTTGGTCGGAATGATAACGGGAGAGTTCGGGCGGGCGGCGCTGGCAATCGTCTCGTTCGGAGTGATCCGATACCTTTCCGGAGGATACCATCTAAAAGCGGGATACCTATGTATCGTCGTATCTACGGTGTTGCTATCGATACTTCCGCATCTAGCGTTTTCTATCGTTGCGATTAAAATTATGACGATTCTTTCCGTAATCTCTTTCGCCCTCTTCGCTCCTTCCAACTATGACAAATACGCTAGGATGCCAAAACGGTATTATCCGCTGCTCAAAATTGTATCTACCGGACTCGTGGCGGTTAATTTCGTAATCTTATCGGATGTCCTGGCGATGACATATATAATACAAGCGGTGCTATTACCGCTAGGAAAAGAGAGGCGTAAAATATGAAGAAGAAGTTTTATAAAGTAGTTGCCGCAGCTTTAATCGGGGTGTCATCGTTGTTTGTGCTGATGGGGTCGTATGTATTTATCCATAAACCAGAGATTCCGGCGGAGTTGAGAGGTCCGGAAAAGGAGGACTAATGACGAAAATTACTGTTGTTAAAAAGATAAGCCGGACAGAGTTCGAATTGGTCGAGATTGATGAGGTGGAGGACGTATTATACGTTTGTGTATACGACGGGATACTGCATTTTCAGACGCAGGAAGGCCAGTTCAAACAGATTTCTACGCTGGAGGAGCAACAGAGATACGCAGAGAAACTCGGCTACGTAAAGGTGGAGCGCGGCTATTTGGTGAACATGGCGAAGGCGGTATCGTACGATCCGAAGCATCATTTGATTGATTTCGGGGAGGGCGTACGGAAGGTGCCGGTATCCAAACCGTTCCGGTCAAACGTACCGGAAAGCATCTATTTGCGAGAAAGTCAAGTTCTATTTAATATATTAAATGGTTTATCCTGAATACCGGAAAATGCAAGACTGATTAGGTAAATTGTGGTTTAATAGTAATAGATAATTATACCACTTATTACGATAAGCAGTCTGCACGATTCCAATTCAGTGAATTTACCTTGACAACTTAAATTGGAAGTGGTAAAGGAATTGTTTGGAAATAGGAAGTAAATAAACGAAGTTCTCAGATGTGAGAACTTCCGTCGGCCGAGCGCTTATTCATCGGCCCATAAGACGAGGTCACGTGGGTGGACTCCAAGCGCATCCGAAACAGGGATAGCGATACGCAGCGGCATGTCTTTGGAATAGTCTCGCGTAAATCTGGACAGAGTCTTTTCGTTCACGTCCGCTTTAATTGCGAGATCCCGCTGCGACCACCCGCGCTCGTCTAAAAGGTCGGGAATAAGGCTGCGGACGATTACTTTCCCATCGTTGCGCCTCCGGAAAACAAAGGTTCAAAATTATTTTAGCATAAATTTCCGCAAAAGTGTGCGAAACACTAAGCAGATGTCGTATTAACATGTATAAGACAAAAAGGAGTTGAAAATATGAGGCCTTGTTTGGATGAAATATACCCCCTCTATAAAAAAAGAATAAAGGCTATGTCAAAGGTTTATAGCATGAAGAGCAAAGTTCCAGAGGAGGAATTTTACAGTCACTTATCAGAAGTGTTATGGGTTGCAGTCGACAACTACGATATAGACAAGAGCCCTTCTTTAGATGGTTGGATTTCAAAGTTATTAAGAAACAAAGCGACTGATTTGATGAGGAGAGGAGAAAAAACACATTATCGAAGGTTCTTGTTAGTTTTAGATAAACCTTACGATAGAGATAATGAAGACGCGCCAACGTTAGAATTATCGGACGAAATCAATATAGAAGATACTGTATTGAGAAAAAAAGAAGCCGACCAGCGCCAACTGATCGACTTCCTTGTAAATAGTGACCCTTCCCAGGTCGACCCTGACACAAAACTAATTGTATCACGGTTTCCGCAGTACCCATCCATCACGGCGCTCGCCAAAGCGCTAGGACTTCACCACGAGGTTGTTAAACGTAAGCTCCGCAGATTAGCACGTAATTACGACGCGAATCGTTTTGGTGACTATCGCGATTATCTTATCGTTTAACTTCGAAACACCGGCGGTCAGTTACCCGGCCGCCAACCGTTCCACTTCTCATTATACGCGAATATTACATTTAATAGCAATACGGCGTATAACCTGCGAGGACCTAACGATTAGGCATTACGTTAGGAAAGCTCGCAAATGCTTACGATACTACCATTATACACGTTATGTATGTTTTGACGCATTGGTAATCATTGTATTACAACTTGTCTCGTTTCCTATTATAATGTGCGTTTGCCTGCTTTGTCAACGAATTTACCACGGGAGGCCTGTTTAATTATGCAAAAAATTACGAAATCCACGGAAAAATCCGATAAATGGCGTTCAATCATCGAATCAACTACGATTATTCGCGAAGACAGTTACGAAGATAGCGAAACACTCCGTAATAACCCGCAAGTTGGCTCGACTCTTATGTCGGCGCTCCATCGGCGCGGTTCGCTGAAAGGGGTGCGGCTCGGATGACTCCGTACAACTTTACCGGGAAGGTAACCGTAAGCCAGCACGCAGTTGATCGTGTAATCGAAAGGTTTGGCGTAGAAAAGACGAAGGCGGAACAGTGGGTCCGCGATAACGTTAAAAAGTCCCGCTATGTATCAACAGTTCTCGGAGAAGACGGAAGTCTCGTACGGTTGTTCACTTTCCAGCGTGTGGCTTACCTATTAAATATCGAAGTTGATCGCGTTGTTACTGTTTATTCCCGACATTACGCTCCGTCAGACCTATCACAGCGGGTCCGAAAGTTAATCATGTCAGAACTTACGAAGTTTGAGCGTAAGGAAGCCGTTACCGAGCGTGCGGTCAACGTAGAGAAGGCGAAGTTGGCGATCGAGGTTGCGAAATGTAATTATCGGATGTTGGTTACGCCAAGTAAAGCGGTTCTACGGGCAAACACGAGCCGTGTGCGGGAACTGAGTGAAAGAATCGCGGAGCTGGATCGGCAACTCGCGGCCGTCCGTAAAGAGAAATCGGAGATTGCGAAAGGGTTAATTCCGTATCTATAGCCGAATGGGACGAAAGTCCCTCCGTCGGCAGCCGTATCTTACCGGGAACACTCCGTTAGGGTCCGGCTGCGGGCGGAGGATCGCATGTAAAAACGTATCGGTCACGAACCGGTAGAGCGTGCGTCTGATTCCCGACAAAACTATACGTAAAGGATGCGTGATTGAATGTCAATTTTTTCGAAAATGGGCGCAGAAGCAGCAGAGGCTACGAACGATAACAGTAATGGAAAAAACAGCCCGATAGTGCCCTTCAAAAATGGGTCTGAGTACCGCGTAGTTGTCCGTTCCATTAACGATGTAGCCGAGTATTACGGGTATGGCATTTTCGGGAAGGTAAACACTTTCGTTCCCGAAAAGCCCGCCGAACGTAACAGAAACGGTTATGTGACCGGGAACCCTTCGGTATGGGATCAAGCTGCGGACTTGATTTACGCTGACGCCAGAGCCGCCAAAGATGCGGGTAATGCGGCGTTGGATGAAGAGCTACGTAAGGAAGCACGGCTGTATCGTGGTAGTAAACGAAATCTCCGTGCGTTTTACGATTTGACTACGAAAAGGTACATTGTGGTCGACCTGTCTTCCGCACAAGAGGCGGTCGTCAAGGATACGATTGCGGAAAACGCAGAAGACCTCGGAGAATTAGCGTTCAAACTTACGAAAAAAGGGTCGGGAACTGGAACTATCGTGTCTCTATCGCCGATTCTCAAGGTTACTCGTGACTTATCCGCCGATGAGCAGGCGGCGTTGTCTGGCGTAGACAGCGTTAAGCCATTCGAGCTGTCCGAGTTTGAAACGTGTTTGTTTGTCGCGAACAGGGAGGAACAGACGAAGAATCTCGTCATTGCCGGATTTGATATCGGTCGTCTCGGATTGAGCATCGGAGCCAACACGGCCGCCGAACCGGAAGCCCCGCCGATTGACGAGTCTGCTCCCGTACCAGATACGGCCCTGTTCTAACCGCGAGCGGGCGGTTCATCTCCGCCTTGCTTACGGAATTACTACGTAAAGGAGACGATGACTACGGCACATGTAACGGAAATTACCGGAAAGTATTCCGAACTTATCGCAAAGGCCGCTTTGATGGCGGCAGGCTGGACGATTCATGAGTCGGTAACGGACGAGGCGTACGACGTGTTGGCGACGGACCCAGTTAACGGGCGTGCCACGAAGGTACAGATTAAAACGATCCGCCGCCGGGCCGACCGTGAAAAAGGGAACCGCCCCGAACTCGTTATCTATGCGAAGAAAGGTGATGGGACCGCATACGACCGCGCCGAGGCTGACTATATCGTTGGTGTGTGGGCGGACAACGGTGAAATCCCCCGCGTGTATATGCTAGAGAACGAGTGTAAGACGGAGTATTGGGCAAACGAACAAACGGCAGCTAAACGTTGGGTAGAACTATCCATTACGTTTGATCGAACAGTTTTCACTACCGCAGCGGATGCTTCGTGACCCTGCGGAGGTTCCTACCGTGTCTTCGTGCGAATACTGCCGAGGTGACGAGGTGTGGCGTATTGATGACGGGGACCAGTTCGTACATGTCGGCAGGTGTGCGAGAGAGTACGCTTATGAGCGTGTTTACGACAGCGCCGGAGTTATTAACGAGAACTTAACGATAAATTAACCGAAAAGGGAGCGATTTGTAGATGGCGAAACTTAACGTAACAATTCCGGCTAATGAGGTTGTAATCGAGGGCGCGACTTATCGTAAGGTTGACCGGGCGGCTGCGGCGGGCGACGTTGTTAAAATCACGGAGGAGGATGCGCACGATAGCGGTGCCCTTACGTTTGATGCGTTTTACCGTGTTGAGCGTATGGACAGCGCTCATGACCCGCAGATCATCGATAATTACGGGGACGAAATGGATTTGTGCGGATGGGAGTTCGAAGTTTACGAAAAGGTATCGGAGCCAGTCCGCCGCTTGACCGTCGGAGATTACGTGAAGGTTACCGATGATAAAACTTCGTGGGGGCACACGAGAGAAGGCGTGACAGTCGGCGAAATCCGTGAAATCGTCTTTGTCGATTCGAGCGATTGCCCCTTCCGTGCTGAAAGACTTGACGGTACGGGCCGCGTTTGGTTCCGTGAAGACGCGCTTGTCCTCGCAACCGAAGCGGAAGTAGCCGAAGCTAAACGGAAGATTGCGCAGACCTCCGATCCACGGAGCCAATTCGCAAAGGGCGATAAGGTGCGGTTGGTTAGCGGCGGCGGTGATCACCCGCTCTACGGGTGTCCTAACGGCAAGGTTTACGAGGTTAAGGATCCGTACACAACGATGCACAGTGGGACACGAGTTAAAATAACACGTACTGACGGTGTAGGCATAGGTTTCGCACTCCCGTCCGAAATCGTAAAACTCACCGCAGAGGAAATCGAAGCCCTCGATCGGATTCCTGTCGGAAGTTACGTGAGGGTTCTGACTGACGAAAAGGACCTCCCGAAAGACACTATCGGTAAAGTGACGGTGGATGACAAAGACAGCCGCCCGTATCGCGTTGAGCCGTTGGTCGGACGCGATTGGGATTGGTACCGTAAGGACCAACTCGAAGTCCTTACGGAAGCAGAAGCGGAACAAGCCGCCGAGGTCGCGAAATGGGCCGCAATTGGTCGTAAGGTTAACGAGTACAAGGCGGGCGATATCGTTAAATACGTAAAAGCAACAATCCCTCACGGACTGAACGAGCATGTCGGTATTACAACGGAGATTAGTAGTGTGAAAGACTGGGGCAATCCGATACGTCTCGTAAAGCCTTCGTATATCTCCAGCAGCGTAGATACGTGGACTAGAGTGGAGTCGCTGGAACTCATCGTACCCGTCGAATCCCGTTTTGATCGCTCCAAGCCGAAAGGAGGCGCCGCGTAATCGAAATTAAGCTGACGTTGAATATACGGAGTCCTGGGGCGGAGGACAAGGCGGAAAAGTCGGACACGGCCGTGAAGGATGCGGTCGGGCGGCGGAAATCTGCGGAACCTGAATCGTTGGACGCCGCTTGGCAACGGATTTTAACGATGAAGAATTCGGACAGTGATACGGAAAAGCTCCGTGCGGTCCGTAAGGCGATGACGGATGGACTAATAGGCAGAGTCCCCTCCCTCGCCGCCAAACGGTTCAGCAAGGCGGAGGCGCTGCGGTTGTGGACGGATTTGGCCGAGCAGAACCGGGCCGAGACGTTGAGGAAGATGGTCGAAGAGACTCCGGATAACTACGAGCTAATTACGGGGACTGCACAGTTCCAAACGTTGCTTTCGCAATTGGCTTCGGAAGAGATCATTGCGGTAGATACCGAGACAACTGGCGTAGACGTATATACGGATAACATCGTAGGTATTTCGTTGACATTACCCAAGGCGGATATTCACGTTTATATTCCGGTGGACCACGTAGGTATCGAGCAGATATCGCGGGAGTACGTTTTACGCGAACTGGCTCCGATCCTTGGCCGCAAGGATATCGGCAAGGTACTGCACAACGCCATATTCGATATCGCGATGTTCCGGAGACACGGGTACGATCTGCGGGGAGTCGTATGGGATACGATGACGGCTATGCACGTGCTAAACGAAAACGAACCGTCATTCCGCCTCAAGGATTTGGCTCCGAAGTACCTGCGAGTACCGTCGGATACGTTCGATTCCTTGTTCGGTAAAAACGCGCAGTTCCGCGAGGTTCCGATTGACATTGCGCTTGTTTACGCGGCAAAAGATACGGATTTAACATGGCGTATGTATAAGTTCCAGCGGTTCCATCTCGAAAAAATACCGAGCGTGCTGGAATATTACCGAACCGTCGAGGTTCCGTTGCTTCCCGTAATAGTAGATTTGGAGGCTAACGGGTATGTTTTGGACTTGGATTTCGCGAGGGAGTACGGAAAGGAACTCGGAGATAGGGCGGAGCTATTACGTGATGAGCTTATCAAAATATTAACGCCCTTTCACGAAGGTCCTGACGTAATCAATCTGAACTCCGGGCCGCAGATGAAAACGGCGCTATCGAAAGCTATCGGCAAGGAACTCCCGAACATGGACGCCAAGAAGACGTTGAAGCCGATCGCAGGGCAGCACGCCGTTATAGAGAAGCTTCTGGAGTACCGGAAGATTACGAAATTGAGCGGTACTTACATCGACGCATTGCCGGAGAAACAAAATCCGACAACGGGCCGCTGGCATTCCCGTTTTAATCCGATGGGAACCGTTACGGGGCGGTTTAGTTCCGGCGAGGACAAAGAAAACGCAAACTCATCGCAATTTAACGTTCAAAACCAGCCGTATGAGGCCCGCCGTATGTTCGTGGCTCCTCCGGGAAAAGTCCTGGTCAGTGCAGACTTTAAAGCGCAGGAGATACGGTGCGTTGCGTATCTGAGCGGTGAGCCTGCCCTAGTGGACGCGTTCGATAACAACATCGATCCTTACGCAAATATGGCGAGCAAGTATTATAAGCGGCCATACAACGAAGTCAATAAGAATCCGGACGGGAGCGATACCGCCGAACGTAAAGCGATGAAGGTCGGATGGCTGTCGATGTTGTATGGAACGTCAAAATATACACTGGCGGAACAGTTGAAAACGACGCCGGACGAAGCTGCCCGTTTTATGTCCGAACTGTTCGAGTCGATGCCGGTATTGCACGCATGGATCAAGGCAAACGAGGCGTTCGCGGAAAAACACGGTTTCGTATGGATGGATAAGCAACAGCGGAAACGGCGGCTCCCCGACGCCACAATAAAGGCGAAATGGGGCGACCGGGATTCGTTCCGACAGAAGAACCGTGCCATGCGGCAGGCTACGAACGCCCGCGTACAAGGGTCCTCGTCCGTACAGACGAAAGTTACGATGATTAAGGCGGACAAATATTGTAAGACGCGGGAAGGCTGGCGCATGTGGGGAACCGTTCACGATGAGCTGATTTTCGAGATTCCGGAGGATTTTACGCGGGAGGACATCGAGCAGATTAGGAGGCTCATGACGGAATCGTATCGGTGGGGCGACGTGGCTAACGGTACGGATATCGAGGTTATGCGCAGATGGGGCGAGGGAATGTCGGTTGACGAGTGGTTCACGAATAGAGAAAACGTATAAGGGAGGCGGTCTAATTGAAAATCACGGAAACGACGCCGAAAGTTGAACGGACATTTAACGTTGAGTTGACGGAGCAGGAGCTAAATACGGTGTACCTAGCGCTGATACTGAGTGATAACGCGGGGCTAGAACACGCATCACAATGTTTAGGACTGCGAATGATGACCGCACGAGAGTTTACGGATTTTTACTCAATTCTACGTACACAGGTTTTGAACAGCGGAAAGGAGGCGGTATAAATCTCAATATTCACACGTATTGGAGCCGGAGCCATTTCGACCCGCTCGCTGACCGAAGAAATTGCCGAAGCGTTCCGCACGCACCTTGACGAATGGTTCGGACGGCCGGAAACGTATGACGACGGATTGGACGCGCAGATTCACAAGTGGTATTCGGATGTGCTTACGGATAAGTCGCGCAAAGTATGGCCGCCCAGAAATTCACCGTATTTCTCGCCATCGTCCGCTAATAGCTGCCCGCGGGAATTGTACGAAAAGCTCCGTAAATCTAAACGGGATGTCCGCGTTACGCCTCCGCATCAAGGCCGATGGACTTCGATAGGTACGGCGATCGGCGACGTGATCCAGCGGGAACTCCTTTTCGCGGAGAAACATTTGCCGGGTTCCCGATTCAGGTTCGAACGGAATGCGTTAGCCGAGCCTATGTTCGAGGACTTCGCGAAGGTTAACCGGACTGTGACTCATAACGGGCAGACGTTCGCGCTGTTCGGGACGTGCGACGGTATCATGCGATATGTTGCGGAGTCGGGCGAAGTTATCCGGATCGGCCTCGAAGTCAAATCGAAGCAGACGACGGCCGCCACCACGTCCGAATTTAGCCAGCGGAACGGCCCGAAGGAGGATCACGTAAAGCAGACCGTTTGTTATTCGGTCATGTACGGGACCGAAGCGGAGCCGATCGATTATTACGTAATGCTTTACGTAAACGCATCGAAGAAATCGTGGGAGATGACGGCCGAGGAATATCGGAAGAATCCTGATATCGCCGTACATTGCATCGAGATTACGGACGAAATGCGGACGAAGGTTCTCGACCGGTTCGCGGGGATCGTTAAGGCGGCGGCCAATTCCGAGGCCCCTCCGCTGGACATTACGAAATGGACGTTTAACGGATTCAAGTCCGCGTGTGCTTCCGGGTTGTCCGCGTCCGAGTTGGCGGAGCTTGAGCGGCAGGTTGCGGCGGTGCAGCGGTCAAATCTAAAAGACTTCGTAAAGCGGCAATATGCGGAGGCGCTTGAGGATATTAGGAGATTACGTGGGGAGGCGTTTTAAATGCAGAGACTATTATGTAAGGCGGAAACTGATGAGTATTTTACACAGGGAAAGTTGTACGGAGTAATAACGCGTAAAGTTGATTGTTTCGTAGTCATAGACGATGAAGATAATACCCATTACCTAACAGTCGAGCCGGATTCCCACGGAGTTAGTTACAAGACGTGGTTCGAGTTGGTAGAGGCAGACGGAGAGGAGGCGGTTTAAATGGAAATCAAGCAGAATGGCGATAGATTTACGTTAGAGTTGAGCCGTCCTCAGTTAACGAGGATTGCCTTAGCAATTGGTGCACAACCTCCGGAGTGGTTCGTACGTGAGGCGAAAGATTACGTTGGAATTGATTGGAGCGTAACTGCCGATTGGGGTAATGAGTACCCCGAAATGCTCTCCGTGTTGGGGATCGACGTAGAATAGGGAGGCGAGCGAGTATGAAAAAGTTGCTGCTAATCGTCCTTGGTATAATAATAGGCTTCGTTTTATACGCACTTGCTTTCGTAGCTTCCCTGTTGTTTGTTGCAATTGTTTCTGATGTTTCCGGCGGCACTGCTGGTTTGATGCATTACCTTGCATTAGGTGTAGGCTTGGTTATGTGTATACTCGGCGGTATTCATTCCGCTTTAAAGGAGGCTGTTCACTACGGCACAGACGAAAAGGCCCCGAAGTAAACCTGATCCTTCGGACATTTACGTAGGCTTCGACATCTCGTTCACGTCGCCAGGGTTCGCGGCCATTTCGGTATCAAATCGTATACCAACGTTGCTTGAAACGTCATCAACTACGACGGACTCCAGCCAACCGGACGGCTTCCGTTTCGCGCTAATCGAGGCGTGGGCGATGATGCGTGCGAGTAGGTATCGAATTTCCACAGAAATCATCCGCGAGGACTACTTACGGCCCGCGAACAAGCGGCAGGGGCAGACGATATATGGCGCGTGGGCGGCCGTCGACTCCGGACTTCAACGGGTAGGACTCCGCGTAACAGCCGAGATTAACGCCACGACCGTTAAACGCATCGTAGGTGGACACGGTAAGGCAGATAAGTCCGAAGTAGCGGACGGCGTGCGGAGGCTGCTACGGTTGCCTGCGGACTATGTATTCGCCAACGATGACGAGTCCGATGCGGCTGCTATTATCCTCGCGTGGCTAATTGATAACGGGCGGATCGACGTATGAGTACGGATTGGGATAAACGGTATCTGGCGAATTTAAGACGCGAGCTGGAGCAGATTGATTACGCGATTCGGATTCGTACGGAGGACATTACGAAATTATCGGAAATACGTTCGAATTTGATTACGGAAATCTCACGTAAGGAAGCGGAGGGTTCCGTCAAATGATAATCGCCTACTACTCAATCACCGGAAACGTCCGGAGGTTCGTCCGTAAACTCGAAGCCGGGGGACGACTACCTCCGGGCCGGACGGTGGACATATCGGAAGCGGGCGTAAATGAGCCGATAGCCGAACCGTTTATCCTCGTGACGCCGACGACAGGCTTCGGGCAGGTTCCGGGTCCGGTCGCGGAGTTTGCGGAGATTAACCGTACATGGCTCCGAGGAGTGGCTGCGAGCGGGAATCGAAACTTCGGGCCGATGTACGGAAAGGCTGGCGACATGTTGACGGAGCGATACGATATTCCGCTACTGCTTCGGTTTGAGCTGGCGGGGACGGATCAAGATATACGAAATTTTAACGAAGGAGTTGCGTGGATTGCCGAAACAATCACTCGGGGAGATTGAGCTTAACCGGATTTATCAGCGAGATTGTATCGAGGGTATGCGGATGATTCCGGATGGAAGTATCAATGTTGTTTTAACAAGTCCGCCATATAACATCGGTAAGGAATATGAAAAGAAACAACTCCTTGAAGTCTACGTGTACTGGATGACTCAGGTCATAGACGAGTGTGTTAGGATCATCAACGACAACGGATCCATAGTATTTCAAGTCGGGAACTATGTGAATGACGGCGCTGTGTATCCGTTAGATTGTATTTTGTACCCTGAGTTTGTTAAACGTGGACTCATTCCAAGGAATCGAATTGTTTGGACGTTTGGACACGGGTTGCATTGCACTAAACGATTCTCCGGAAGGTATGAAACTGCATTATGGTTAACCAAAACAGACGATTATACATTTAACCTTGACGCAGTACGTATCCCGCAAAAGTACCCAAATAAAAGGCACTATAAAGGCGTCAAAAAGGGAGAGTTGTCCGGAAACCCATTAGGTAAGAATCCGTCTGATGTATGGGAAATATTAAACGTTAAGCATAATCATCCTGAGAAGACAAACCATCCTTGCCAATTTCCATTAGACTTTGCTAACCGGATTATTCTATCCCTTAGTAATGAGGATGACGTTGTACTGTATCCGTTTATGGGCAGCGGAACAACAGCAGTCGGGGCATTAATGCATAAACGGAAGTTTATCGGTTTTGAGACGGAGCGGGGATATGTAGAAATAGCAAATAAACGGCTCGACTCACTAGAGCTACCACAATCATAACGAGGCTATCGCCTTAAATACGAAGGAGTGACGGATCATTACGAAATCTCATATCGAATTGAACAACGAAATTAAACAGCGTGGCGAGGACGGATTTTACCGGCTCGACCGTGACCAGGCGGCCCTTGACGTTTTCTTGGCGGAGGTCGAAGCTAAGACACGGAAATTTGACGGATCGGTTGAACGGTTAGAGTGGCTTATCGACAACGGTTATTACTACGATGTCATCGAGCAATACGGCGATGCGGAAGCGACCGAAATCGTTCACCTGTGTTATTCGTATAATTTCCGTTTCGCCTCGTACATGGCCGCGTCCAAGTTTTATAAGGATTACGCGCTCAAAACGGATGACAAGGCGGAGTACCTCGAAGATTACGAGCAGCATGTTGCGATTGTGGCGTTATATCTCGGGCAGGGCGATCATGGCCTAGCGGAAAAGCTCGCTAGAGGAATGATGGAGCAGCGGATTCAGCCCGCGACGCCAACGTTTATGAACGCGGGGCGTGCGAGGAGGGGCGAACTGGTATCGTGTTTCCTACTGGAGATGGACGATTCGCTGAATTCGATTAATTACGTATTAGGCACGTGTATGCAGCTTAGTAAAATCGGTGGGGGCGTTGCAGTCAATCTGTCGAAATTGCGCGGGCGTGGCGAACCGATAAAAGGCGTTGCGGGAGCGGCTAAAGGCATCATGCCCGTAATGAAACTAATGGAGGACGCGTTTTCTTACGCAGATCAGATGGGCCAGCGGAAGGGGTCCGGAGCCGCGTATTATAACGTGTTCGGCTGGGATGTCGTGGACTTCCTCGATTGCAAAAAGATCAACGCAGACGAGAAGTCCCGTATCAAAACGTTGTCTATCGGGCTGATTACGCCTAACAAATTCTACGAACTGGCGGAGGCTAACGAGGACCTTTACGTATTCGCACCGCATTCTGTATTTCAGGCGTACGGGAGGCACTTAGACGACATGGACATAACGGACATGTACGAAATTCTGCTCGCTAACGACCGCGTACAGAAACGGAGAGTCGGAACGGCTCGCGAAATGCTGACGCGGATTGCAACTACGCAGATCGAGTCGGGTTATCCGTATATATGCAATATCGACAACGCGAATGAGCAGCACGCGCTTGGCGAGTTGGGGCGGATCAAAATGTCAAATCTATGTTCGGAAATCATGATGCTGCAAGAAACGTCAACCATCGCTGACCTCGGCGAACCGGGAACGGAGTACCGCCGCGATATCTCCTGCAATCTCGGCAGCCTGAACATTGTCAACGTAATGGAGTCGGGAGACATCCGCGAATCCGTTCATACGGCGATGCGAGCGTTGACGGCAGTCTCCGACATGTCAGCGATCCCGAACGCGCCAGGCGTAAGGCGTGCAAACTCCGAGCTCCACTCGGTCGGACTTGGCGCTATGAACCTTCACGGGTTCCTTGCGAAGAACGGAATTGCATACGAGTCGGAAGAGGCGCGTGATTTCGTCCGGACATTCTTCGCAGCAGTTAACTTTTATTCGATTGAGGCGTCAATGTTGATCGCGAAGGAGCGTGGGCAGACGTTTGAAGGGTTCGCCCTTTCTGATTACGCCACCGGAAAGTATTTTGATAATTACGTTGCGGAGTTGTTTCATCCGAAAACGAGTAAGATCGAGATGCTTTTCGCCAAGGACTACTTACCTACGCCTCACGATTGGAATCGACTGGTAGGCGACGTTTCCGAATACGGACTGTACCACGCGTACCGGCTCGCAATCGCACCAACGCAGTCTATCTCGTACGTGCAAAACGCTACCCCTTCCGTAATGCCAATCGTAGAGCATATCGAAACACGCACATATGCTAACGCCACGACGTATTATCCGATGCCGTACCTCTCACCGCAGACTCAATGGCTGTATAAGTCCGCGTATAACATCGACCAGCTCGCGCTTATCGATTTGATTGCGGAGATTCAGCCGCATGTGGATCAAGGGATATCTACGGTGCTGCACGTTAATAGTGACGTAAATACGCGGGACTTGGCGAGGATGTATATTTACGCGTGGAAGCGTGGGCTGAAATCGCTCTATTATACGAGGACGAACCGACTGGCTGTCGAGGATTGCACAGCGTGTCAGGTGTAAATTCACGCTTCAAGACATGAGGAGGGTCTTAATTATGAAAAAACTATCTGAGTTAGAGGTAAATGAGAATATATTTTTTAAAAGGGTAAAAGAGCCTTTTGTTATTAAAGCAAAGGGTGAGAATTTTCTGATTGCCGTCCAAGAATCAGGAGAGCAGTATACCATTGTTGATGTCGTTCAAGAAATATGCGGTCCCCACGACAGACTTTTCAATTTTTACAATTTCAAGGAGCAAGAGAGTATTGATATGTTATTGCACGACATAATCCATCGAGTCAGGGGATTGATTATATCCGAAAGGCACCGTGCAAAAGTATCCGACGTTATCAACTTAAGAAAAACACTCTCGTTATCTAATTAATCAGAAGGAGAGGATTTTATTAAAGCCGCGAATTGGAATTTACCGGAAGATTACGTATTAATGTTTTGGCAGCAGAATCTCGCTCAGATGTGGGTTGATACGGAGTTTCCCGTTTCAGACGATGTTGCGGACTGGGAAGCGGCCGCCGAAGCCGAACGCACCTCGTACAAATACGTATTGGCAGGTTTAACCGGATTGGATACGTTGCAGGGCGGCGAGGGCATGCCGTTACTTGCGGTACACACGGGCGACGAGCGAAAACGCGCCGTACTTACGTTCATGGCCGCCATGGAACAAATCCACGCCAAATCGTATTCGACGATATTCACTACGCTGGTTCCGTCGGATGAGACGCGGCGGCTACTCTCCGAATGGGTCCCGTCCCAACCGCAGCTCACGTTTAAAGCCGAAATGATTAGCCGTCATTATCGTGCGCTACTCCGGCCGGACCCGTCCAGACTCGATATTTACATGGCGTGCGTGGCGTCGGTATTCCTCGAATCGTTCCTATTTTATTCCGGATTTTATTATCCGTTGTATCTGACGGGGCAAGGCCGCATGACCACGTCCGGCGAAATCATCCGTAAAATCCTGCTGGACGAATCGATACACGGAGTATTCGTCGGAATGCTGGCGCAGGAACTTTATGCCGAGCTTACGGAGATGGAACGAGAGGAAGCGGCCGAGCGGACGGAAACGTTACTCGACGAGCTATATCGTAACGAACTCGAATATACGGCGTTGCTATACGATGAGGTCGGACTGACCGACGATGTGGTCCGGTATATCGAATACAACGCGAATAAAGCGTTAAACAACCTCGGACTCGAACCGGCGTTTGCGCCCGAACCGTTCAGTGCGATCGTACTCAACGGATTGGATACGGGGACGAAGCATCATGATTTCTTTTCGCAAAAGGGCGATGGTTATGTAATGGCGCTGAATGTTGAACCGATCCGCGATGAGGACTTTATTTTCGAAGGACGTACGGAACACTCTCGCCTATACGGTTAAATAAGTAGATTCGGGGACACGTGTCCCAATTCGGGGATTTTACGCCCTTATAACAGGTAAGGAGGCGATGAGGTGGACGGGTTTTCTGTGTTGAATACGTTAGGCGGCGGAGTGACCATGGAACTTTATGGATGGGCGATGTTCTTAATTGGATTCTTAGGCATCGTTGGCGGCGCTTCGCTACTTTCCGGACTAGAAGAAGAAAGCGGCGGTATGGTTAGTTTTGGGTTATGTTTCTTGGTAATCGTAGGAGTTCTGATATTTTCCGGAGTAGCAAAACACGAAGTACCACAGCCGACCCGTTACGAAGTCACCGTTAACCCCGGCCACGTTATCGACGCGGCACGGTGGGAAATCGTAGAGCAGCGCGGGGAGATTTACGTAATTCAATCGAGAAAAGGAGCGGATGCAGATGAGTAACGTTAGTCACAGAGAGGTCGCCCGAAATGCGGAATCTGGAGAGCGCATCCGAATCACTGCGTTGAGGGGTCCCTACAAGCGTCACTCTCCAGAGATTATCGGCCTAGAGACGATTGTAAACGAGAAGTCTCGATTTAACGATGGATCAGTGTTTACAGAGTTGAGCTTTAAAAATTCAGAAAGTACGGGATTTCTCGATGCTACCTATGTAGACTACGTTGTTTTAGAAGAAGTACCAGGTATGAACGTAAAAATCCACCGTCTTTCCGAACACGCCCGTATCCCCACGTACGGGTCCGCAGCCGCAGCGGCCTTCGATCTCTACGCAGCAGCCGACGTAATTATCGCGCCAGGCGAGACGAAAAAGGTTCCGCTTGGGTTCGCAGTAGAGATTCCGGACGGGTACGAGATGCAGATCCGGCCACGGTCCGGAGTCACTTGGAATACGAAGCTCCGCGTAGCTAATTCTCCAGCTACAATCGATAGTGATTTCCGCGGGGAAGTCGTAGTCATCCTCGATAATACACATAGCGGCCGATATCCGGATGGGGCCGTTCACAAATACGGATTTACAATCGACGGAAAAAGAGCAACAGGGATGATGTATGGGTCGTACCTTATCCGCCGTGGCGACCGCATCGCCCAAGCGTTGGTGCTTCCGGTCCCGCGGGTAACTTTCGAAGAGGTTGCGGAATTATCGGATTTGACGGAGACTGCGCGGGGCGACGGAGGCTTCGGGAGCAGCGGTGTATAAGTGGGAATATTCCGTAAGTATGAATTGGAGGTGATGTTCCGTGAAAGAATTCGCGCTGGCGCATCCGTACATTACGTTCTTCTCCTTTCTATTACTTCTAATGGCAGTTACGGAAGTATCAGGTCATATTGCACAGGTACGTATTAATAAGCACACGAAAAAGGAGGACGAAAATTGAACGTAAAACTAATCGCACATACGAAGTTGTCTGACGAATTCATCGCCGAAATCGAAGACACGTATCTCAAACCGCACACTCCCGACGGAAAGGTGAATCACCGGGCCGCCATCGCCCTAATCGCAATTCGCACGTGTTATAGTCCGATGAAACCGTCCGAGATTCTTCCGTCCGAGAGCGGTAAATACTTCGGATCGGCCGCGTCAGATGGCGAAGGAGGCGCGGAATCCGACCGCCTGTTCCGACATATTATCCGCAGCAAACATACGTCAACTCTCGAACATATCACGTATACATTCGCGGTCGAAGGCGTATCGCGGGCTTTGCTGGCGCAACTTACACGGCACCGTATCGGATTCAGCTATTCGGTTCAATCGCAGCGGTATGTACGGTTCAGCAGCGAAGATAAATCCGGTGGATTCGATTATGTAACACCCCCGTCAGTTAACGAAGACTCCGAAAGGTTTCGAGTATTTGACGTAGTTATGAACGATTTACAAGCGGCGTATGACGAACTGAGAGCGCTGGGTGTTCCCGCCGAAGACGCTCGTATGGTCCTCCCGAACGCGGCAGCTTGCAACCTCGTCATGACCGTTAATCTACGGGCATTGCTTGAATTTTACGCTAAGAGACGGGCAGGCTCCGGCGCACAATGGGAGATTGCGGACCTGTCCGAGAAGCTTCGCGAAGAGGTGGCGAAGGTCGATCCGTGGACGGCGAAGTTTTTCGAATGTCCCTAATATCGTAGTCTCCGTGCTACTTACGGCTCTACTCGTAGCTGCGGAAGCAATCGGAATCGCTCCGAAACCAGAATCGGAATGGCACACGTTCGAAGCTACGGCTTACACCGCGAATTGCCGTGGCTGCTCGGGTATCACAAAATCTGGCGTTGACGTAAGAAAAACCACGGAACACGGTGGCCGCACGGTAATAGCCGTTGATCCCCGTGTGATTCCGTTAGGCTCGGCGGTTGAGATACGATTGGATGACGGAACGATTATCGAAGGGACCGCAGAGGACGTAGGTGGGGCGATCAAAGGCGCACGTATCGATATATTACACGGAAGCCGCTCGGCAGCTATCGAATTTGGGCGGCAGAAAGTTGAGTTACGGATAATCAACAAAAACAAATCGGAGGGTGATACGAATGAGTAACGGAAAACAATTTACGTGGGTAGCGGACGAAAAGTTGACGGGATGGGAACGGGCTTATGCGGAGGTTAGGCGAGTAGCGGCACTCAATGAGCGGATTAAGATGACACTCGGTAATAAAATATTTAAGGCTGGAACGGTTATCCGTGTTCACCTCAATGCCGTAATCGGACCGTTCGGAATTAAATATGTAGACGGTGTTTGTGGTACGTATGGCGGGGAATACGTAGTCCTCGAACCGACCGATATCGTCCGTAAAATCGATGAGACTGCGGAGTATCGTTTGGTCGACCGAAACGGCCGTAAGGGTGAATATCTCGTATTCGAGTGGGGTACGAAGAGCATAATCGCAGGCAAGCCGTACTTAATCGTTGGTGCCGATCATGACGGCGGGGAATTTAAGGATGAGAAAGGCAGTAGTCGTTGGCAACGTAACGGACTTAAGCCAAAACACTACGTACTCGAACCGACTATACCCGTAACCAGCGGTGTATCCGCCTCTTCGCCTGACTGCCTCGATGCACTTGCCGCTGCTCGACGGAACATTGCGGACCTTCAACGGAGAGTGTCCGAGTTGGAGGCGGAAGTTGCGAAGCAGGCTATTAGTCTTCGGGATGCGGCGACTTCGAAACAAGTCGTAGCGTCTATCGGAGCGCTGTCGATATTGACTCGGGAGGACGTCGTTAAGCAGGCGAAGGCTGACGTAGCGGATTTGCGTAAATTTGCAGGTACTAGGCCTCCAGTAAACGGAGGCTTGCGTGAAGTGTTTTACCCGCACACAGACGGTAATGAGGGTTACCTCCCGATATATCGCGTTGAATACGTAGTTAATCGAAATAAACGTACGGTGGTTGCGTTAATTCGAGGTACCTCGGATACGCGTGCTTGGGCAAAAGGCATAGCAAAGGCCGCGCCAGGCGACGTATTCAATGAGGCAATCGGCAAGGCAATCGCACTTCGCCGGGCGTTGGGACTTCCGGTTCCTTCCGAGTATCTTAACGCGCCGGAGCCGGAGGGTGTGCGAGTAGGTGACGTCGTAACTTTCGCGGGTTATCGCGTTGTTATAAGGCCGAATACCGAGGTATGTAACTATTCGAGAGGCACTGCGTCTTTAGGCAGTGTTGTAGCAAATCAAGGAAATATTATCGACGATTCCGACCGGGAGGTGTCCGCGTAAATGAGCGATACTCAACATTTAGTCTACGTAATCTACCGCGATGGCAAACCGGTCGATCCCGCAGGTGGGCGGCCTGCTTATTTAACGGAGAGTACGGCGCGGGCACAGATTACGCATTTGTCAAAACGGGAAGTCTCCGGTTATTGGCAGCCGGAAAAAGCTGCGGAAGTAACCGCGGATAAAGCACGATACACAATCGTACCTTACGGGAGGGTTCCGAATTGAGCGACATTTCCTCCGCTATTACCCGCCTGAAATATCTGACGAGGCCGGACGCTAAAATAACGATCCGCACCGTATGGTCAAACGGCCGATCCGTCCGTAACTACCAGAGTCAGGATAAGCCGGGAGCGTACGTAGTTACCCGGACGGCTCCGGAAGGTTACCGGAAAATGACGATGATTTTAATAGACGAAAGTAATGAGGAGGCGGCGGAATGAGTGATTTTAAAACTTGCGATAGTTGTGGAGAACACGTCAAATCCCCGTACGGCTTTCAGCAAGACGGCGTGTGGTATAGCGGACATAAACGTTGCATGATCGGATCTGTTCCGAAGAAGACTCATAATAAATCTCTGCCGAACATTGCGTTAACTGGCGGGCTTCGCGCAGGCAAGGATAGTATAGGCAGCTATCTTTGCGAGCGATACGGATACACGCGGTTTGCGTTTGGTGACGGCCTGAAAGACGATTTCCACCGCAGGTATCCCGAGATTCCCCGCACGCCAAAACCCCGCGTAGGCTACCAGAATCACGGGCAACTTATGCGGGAGTTGATTCACAAGGATATTTGGGTGAGCGAATGTTTCCGCGACATCAAACACGCAAAAAGTCACCGTTACAATACATTCCGCGCGGTGATTTGCGATTTAAGACAGATGAACGAGTACGCCCGCTGCCGCGAGGAGGGGTACGTAATCATCCGGGTAATCTCCCCGGAAGCCCTCCGTATTCATCGGGCCGCCGCGTCGTCCGATACGTTTAAGTTGATGGACCTGACGCACGAGACGGAGCAGTATACGAACGGCTTCGAGGTTGATTACGAAGTGATTAACGATGGAACGCTGGCGGATTTGCAGCGGAAAGTTGACGAGATTATGACGGAGTTGACTTCGACTTAGTCCGCGACGGCTTGGCGGGAGGTTCGGCGGCTTTTGGTTGGTGCTTGCTGTCCGGAGCCTCGTACCCGGAAAGTTGGAACGTATGCCATCCGTTGTCATTTCCGGAATCTACGTACCTCGTTGTCTCATCGTACTGTATTTCGTTATCCCGTAGAAACTTACGAGCCATTGCGTAACCACGTACGACGTCAAACCGGTAAGGGAGTACGTCAGTCAAACGGACTACCTCGAGCCGCGCGATACCGATCCGCTTATTCACCTTATCGTACCCGACGTATAAGGGGATGTGTCCTTTTCCGGGCATGTCAAGTTTCATACGGAGGCCCACCGAAAGACAGAGCCGCCCGTACTTGTCTACGGTTATGTACGGATCAGAGCCGCGTGTAGCTACGTTACTATGCGCAATTATCGTCATTACGAATCACCTCACGAAAGTTTTAACGTAATTATACGATTTTTGTTACGAGAGATCAACAATAGGGAGGCGTTATATTGATCTACACAGATAACAAAGATTTTTACCCAACGCCGCGTACATTATTTGACCGCTTAACAGAAGGCACGCGCATCCATGGCCGTATATTAGAACCGTCAGCCGGTAAGGGAGATCTCGTTCAGTACATTCAGGATAGGCGCGGGCACGGCGATCCGCCGCGAATTGATGCGATTGAAAATGATCCTCGGCTCGTTGATATATTAACGGGAGCTGGTGTATCTGTCGTTTGGGACGATTTTTTAACTTACGAGACGTATAAAGAGTACGACTTTATAGTTATGAATCCTCCGTTCTCAAACGGCGTTGCCCATGTATTGAAAGCACTGGAGATCGCAGAAAACCAACTTTCATACTGCGAAATATTCGCGATTGTGAACAAAGAAACGATTGACAACGCATTTTCAACGAGGCGGCAAGAGTTGCTGTGTAAACTGGAATCACACAACGCTAGTATACGATATGTAAGCGGAGCATTTTCTGACGCTGAACGAAAAACAGACGTAAAAGTAGCGTTAATTCACGTCAAATTTCCGAAGGACGGTGGTGGAAAGTCAATCTATGATAAGATTCCGTTTTTCAACGCTAATGGCCCGTCTACCATAGCGGCAGAATTGGAGACAGCAATGTCTACTTACGTCAAACCTACAGAATTGACGGAGAGGTTACGGGACGTAGAGCGATTAGTAGCCGAATATGAGACAGCGGTAAGCCTGATAAGAGAAGCCCACCGCACGTCGACCGCAAAGCAATCGTTTTTGAGCTATGTATCTAATGTCAATCGAGGACGGTCGAATTCACTTAGATACGTAGTCCAGACGCGAAAAGCGGTTGACTCGGAGGATTTGCGAAACGAAATCGATAAACTACGTAGCGAGTATTGGGAATTGATACTCGGTACTGACGACTTTCGCAAAATGCTTACACACGAGGCTATATAAAAGTTGAGCCGAAAACTAGAGTCAGCAAGCGAGCTGGAAATCAACCTTACAAACATCCGTATGCTGTTAATAGCACTCGGTGCTAACCAACGGGACATTTTAATAGAGAGTGTCGTCTCCATATTTCAGAAGATAACGGACTGTCATATGACAAGTTACTCGTCTAATGTCCATTACTACAACGGATGGAAGACGAACAGCTCCTACAAAATCAATAATAAAATCATTATTCCGATAAAATACTCGCCATTCGACCGGTGGGACTTCAATGTAGATTACGAAAGAGTTAATTGGGACGTCCGGCGGTGGATCGATGACATTATCAAGGCGCTACAACTAATTGACCCAACCGTAAGTAATCAATTCAATTCATTATCGTGTCAGGAGTTTGAAAACGACACACTTCGGTTCAAGATGTTCGGAAAAGGCACAGTGCACGTGTGGTTTAAAAATCCGAAACTGCTGGCGCAGTTAAATTATATTTGCGGTAGTCATTTCGGTTGGATTCCAAGTGAGGGCGAGCAGAAACACAACCCAGAAGCACGAGAATGGGTAGCACGTGAGTTCGGGGACATTGGCGAAGTTAAGTTACTACAGGAGGCGGTGTAAACGTGAGCAAAGCCGTAAAGTTATCGAAATTCCCCGTGACCAGTCCGAGCGGTGCGGAGTATAGGGTTACGATTAAATACGACTATTTCGTAATCATAGGCGACTATAAGTGCGATGAGATATGGCGAGTCTACATCTACGAAAAACGAAATACGTGGGGGCCTTTTCGATTCAGACGTATAGGGCGTTACCGAGCTGATTATTCGGATTACTCGGATTTAGTGGAATTAGCGTCGGACGCTGTTCTTGAGTACGAGAAGGATGTCGAAGCCAAGAAGCGGGAAAGCATCAAGAAAGCGGAACTCGCCCGTAAACAGGCCGAAGCCGCCGAAGCATTCCGTAAATGGGACGGTAAGGTGAGGCCGTGACGTCTGCCGAGAAACAAGAGTTGCAGCGTAAATACCTTGCGCATTTCGTTAGTAAAACCGAGACACTGCCACGTACAGAAGTGGTGTATATTCTCGAATGGTTGCGTGAGGATGAAGACGCATATAATCGGTCCTATCGGATTATCGAAATCGAACGCTATATAGAAAGGGATAACCGAAGATTACAGGCCGAAGCGTCCGCAGAAGCCGCGTGGTTAGCGAAGGCGCGCGAAATAGAACGCGTTAAGGAGAAATGGTGGGCGCGCGGAGCTACGTGGAAAAGTATCGGAGAGTGTGGCGTTTACGGAAGTGAGTGGACATTTCCGGAATATTCCGAAACATTTCGCTGGTGGAGTTATGAGACGCTAGACGAGACGTTGAATAACATACGTAGTTTTAATGATAAATTAACGGAGGTGTCCGAGTAATGGGCGGAACAAATATCGATTTAACCGAACAATCACGTAAATACACGGTAAAATACGCACTTAACACGGCTGCGGGCGTAAAGAGCCTGCTCCGTGACCGGCACAAAATCGGGCTGCGGCGGTTCACTGGCGATACGGCCGCATCCGACATCCTCATCGATTTGGCGTCGGCAATTAACTCGGCTGGCTTAACGGAGCGGCAGACTGAGGCCGTCGCGCTGGTTTACGGTCCGTGGGATTTGACGCAGGCGGACGCGGCCGCCGTAATGGGCATCACGAAACAGTCCGTAGGTGACTTTATACACGGAGCTGCCCGTCGGATCGCCGCTGTATACGAACGTTGGGAATATGGAGAAGTCGAAGTAATTGCGGAAGAGGAGGACGAAACCATTGACGAAGCCCACGTTTAGAGGCCGAAAAGATCACACGGCCGAATTTGAGCGAGCCGTAACGGACATTATCAATAATTTCATCGTAGACAGAGGCGAGCGGGTGCGGGCGGTAGGCGCGTTGATTGACGAATATGTAGCGGAGGTTGGCGGCCGACCGAAACCCGCACAGCTCGAACGGTTAACGGACTACCTCTTATACGAGGACCTCGAAGGCGACCGCCGCACGAATAAGACGACGGACGAGTATCCGGTGCTATCGGAGCGGCAGCTTGCCCGCCGGGAAGACTACGAATACTCGATCGACCTCGCGGACGGCTACGATACGGACGGGCGAAACCGTACTAAACCTGCCCGCCGTCACCGGATCGCGCGTGAAGAACGGTTCGTAGACAAATTATCCCGCCAGAAAAACCGCGCCCGCAACGAGCAGTATCGGAGAGACACGTCGCCCGGGCCGGTAACCGCAGACGCTACGGAGCCTTTCGTACAGGCTCGGCAGCAAGCGGCGAGGTGGCGGGAATCATTAAGTGTCGTCTACTGATACGAGTAGCTCCGCCGGAGTCACGTTAAAATAACCGCATAGCTTTTCGAGCAAATCGCGTGGGTATCGCTCCATTTCGTTGTTGTACATTTTACGTACAGACTCGAAACGGTAGTCGATGGCCCGCGCGATTTCTCGTACACTCACACCGCGAGATTCCGCAAGCTGTCGTAAATTTGATCGGATTTGCATAACGATACCCTCCTTATATTACGAGTTTAAGCCGACACGTAAAAAGTGTCAAATAGATGTTGACACCTTAAACGAGTCATGCTAGTATTAAGTCATCGAGTGACACGTTAAACGAGTCAATTATGCCGGCGGGCTTACGCGGGGAGGTAATGGGGATGGACGATATGCAACTCGAAGTGAGATTTCAGGACGAGGTATTCGGAAATCCTTCGTACCGATTTGAGAATTGGATGGAGGATGGGTTATCGGAAGACGATTGCTGGGACCATTATTACGATTTATTCACGGAGTGGAAAGTAACTCAAAAGGGAGGTCAGGGTAATGAAAATGGTTAAACATCAGAAAATTGCACTTGATAACGGTAGTTTTGAAGATGTGTACGAAGGGGATTGGAACTTTGATGAATCCAAGCCTTACGAGATGGTTACGGATCCTGCGCACGATTACGATTATAACTTTGATGAAGCAGCTGCGGTCGAGAGAATGTATGAAGCATCGTTTCATCGCACAAATCCGATTGAATAACACAGGCCCTTCTGGCCTTCCGGAAAGGATGACGTAAAAAGAACGTTGAATTAACGGACTGCCCGCAGGTTTTGCAGGATCGCGTAAAATGGTCGAGGGAACTTATACCCTCGAAGGTTATCGCAGTAAAAAAGATTCAATTGACACAGCTGGAAGATGAAACTGGCACCGTAACAACGGTCAAAGTCTATCTTCAATTCGGCTACGGAATAAACATCCTGTCAACGCGTGTAACAGACGGGGCGGCTGACCCGGTTTTTGACGGTGAAGTGTTCTCAAATAATATAAATGGAGGCGACATAATTACGATCATCGAAAGTGCCGATTTCATTAAGGATGAAGTAAAAATGCTTCTCCGTAATTTACCGTAAACAAAACGCCTTCTCATGCGCGAGAGGGCGTTGTTTTCGTTTTTTCCTCGTCAAACAGCCCGCTCGAATACGCTGCGATCCGTTTAATCACTTCGCCCCGCGCATACTCCCGCGTAACTCCGAACTCTCCCTTGTATCCCCGACAATCGTACGTAAACTGCGCCACACCGTCCACTTTGTCGCCCTCACGTAAGTAGATGTTAGCCCGGAGTAACTCCCGTTTAGCCCGCGTCAAATCGTCGACCACGCATCGCAAAATCGTGTCCGTCGTGGCCTGGTACAAGGGCCGCAGCGTGTGCGTCGATTTAGCGATTTGCCGCCGGTTAGTTTCGATGACATATCGAACCATCGGGAGTATTGCGCAATCGTGCAGCAACGCCATTTCCCCGCGTGTAGGCGGTTCAATGACGGCCTCCGCTTCGGCCCGCGCCCGTAAAGCGAGGTACTGTTCGCGGAACTCCGGTAATATCATGCGCATCGATTCCCAGCGGCCATTTCCGGTCAACTTATTGGACAATTCGGATCACTCCCGTTATTGCTTCGTTAGCAGTAGTATGTACGAACGAGTGTTCCGTAGTCAAATGGAAATTAACTGTTGACTTTATCATACAACGACTGTATAATTAAGCCATAAGGAACTTAAAACGGAAACAGAAAAGGAGCGGTAAAAATGAACATTCAAGAACTGCAAGTACAGGTAAAAGAGGGCGTAGTAATCCGCGAGGTGGACGGAGTTATTTACGCGGATTTCGTAGAAGAGAACGGCGATGAGTTCCGCTTGACTCAATCGACGGATATTAACGAAGTAACCGCGTACCTGGAGGCGCACGGCCTACTGGGGGAGTGATTCCCCCTCTTGCAGGCGTTGCCGAAGCCGCGGACATTCTCGGATGGGATAAGCGTAAAGTTGCGACGTATGTTAAGAGAGGGGTATTTCCCGCGCCGATCCAGCGGTTAGCGTCAGGGCCGTTGTGGACACGGCGGCAGATCGAAGATTTCTCGAATGGGAGGAACACGTAATGGATACACAGGCGGAGTGTCCTACGGAAGGAACGCGGCCGAGGCGGGGTTTAACGCCACTAATGACGCGCGGAAGCATTTTAAGCTGGCGACAATTTCACGCCAACGCCATCTACACAGAACGGAAGTCAACGACAACAGTCCGGTACTCTGCGTGTTCAACGGACCAAAATTAACGTAAGAACCGGCCGCCGTCGGTTCTTTTTTGCGTTACCTCAAATAAGCAAACGTGCAAGCCCCGTACATAAACCGCTCTCCCTTTATCGTAATCACAGTATCGACTACGTTGCCTCCGTCCTCCTCCGTAATCTCCTTTATCGCCTCAATCCGGCCACTGCCGATTAATTCCCCGTCTTGAAATACGAGTACAGTCCGTTCTTCCATCGCAGCCGTCCGCAGGTGCAACAACGAGGGCAGCCGCTTGAATGGGCGTTTCTGATCTGGTATGTTCATGATCCGCTTAACCTCCACGTTAATATTTACGTATAATATTCGACGAATTAACGGAAAATCCTCCGCAACTACCTTACTTTTCCCGAATTATTTGGCTACGGGTATTGAGAAAAATTTCAAGGTGGGTGACGAAGGGGCGGGTAAACTCCGTCCTACCTTCCTAATACCATTTAGGAGGAAACCCGTATGTCAATTACCGTGTCATTACCGGAAGTGTATTTGGAAGCAGCGCCAAGAGAAATAAGGAACAAGAGCATGTATGATCTGCCTGGAGTTTACGTCTTCTACGATGACCGGAATGTCCCGTTATATGTAGGTAAAACGGTAAGCTTCAAACGGAGAATTTCTCGGCACTCTATGTCTTCTGATTTCTACCACTTTTCTTCTCACGTGCGGTTGTACCTTGTTGAGAACGAGTACGAAAAGGATATTTACGAGACTTACCTTATATCAACGTTAAAGCCCGAGTATAACAAGGCCAAAACGTTCTACACAAGGTTAGATTACGAAGATATGCTGCACGAAGTCAATGAAAGGATCACCGAAGCGAAACGAGAAATAGCGGAGCTTGAGCGAGAGGAATTCGAAGAAGATGATAGCTTCGAGGATACAAGCGACAGCGAATCGCTAGGTGACGTCCTTCGCATCCAAAGGCGGTTAATTGAGCTAGAACGTGAGTTAGCACGTCTATACGCCAGAAAGGGCGGGTTGCTGGGACGTTTCAGCGCGTAAGCTATCGCTAGTTGAATAAACACAACAACCGACATTTGTCGGCTTTTTTTTGCGTTGACAAACGAATGTGTCGGGTACACTCCGGCCGGTTAGCGCTAACACATCGAAAAGGGGACGATTGTACATGGCCGATATTGGCGAAGTAAAAGTAAACGTAAATGTATCCGAGGCTATCGCGGGACTCAAAGCGCTTCAACGCGAGGCACGGAAAGCAACCGCAGCATTGGCGGAATTGAAAGCAGCGGCTGACGCGTTAAAGGGTGGTGGGGCTGATGAATAAACACCTGCATGTTTCAAAGACGGCTCTCACGGTATTTGACTACTTGACGCGATTTATTCAAGACCCGTCATACCTACTAAAAGGTTACGCGGGTGGCCCGGAATTAACTAAGACAGATATTTCTGAGTTAACAGGGTTTAGTATCGGATACACACGTAAGCTACTAAACAGTCTGTGTGTCGCAGGGTACCTCGGCTATGTCGAAATAGGTCACACAGTGAAGTTACAAATAAATCCGAACAAATATGTTAATCCCGAGATTGCGCCAAGTGATTTTGTAGTCTCATTGTATCTGTTACATGAACGTCAATCTTCCGAAGTGGAGTGATATCTGATGAGTAATGCTTACTTATTTTGCTATTCGCCTGCAATGTTTCGGTTTCTTGTATCCGCAGGTCACCGGTACATTTGCGTAGGTGTAAACGAACGGACTGGTGGGCGTTTTTGGTTATTCGAAAAGTCTGATGCAGTGAGACGGTCATTGGACGAATATAGTGACCGTAAATAAAACTTAATATGTGGAGTGGGGAGCGTGTGGAGTGATGTTTAATTTTGAGCCGACGAGAGATTTTACGAGAGTGCATAACGCTATTTTTACGTTATATACGAGACTGCCTGACTTTAAATCGAGTCACGCGATGTTGTACGTGTACCTAATGGCCCGCAGTAATCCGCAATACGGGTACGCATTTCCATCAACGGAAGACATAGCGCTCGCGCTGAATTGCGGAATAAACCAGGTTGTATCGTACAAGCGGGTGCTAAAAGACTACGGATTAATCGTAACTAAGCGGCACTCGACGTACGGAAACGATATGTATTACGTAAAGCCTCCGATAACGGAAGAGGCGGAATTTTACGGACGATTTCCAGAAGCGCGTGAACATTACGAGAAGCGTTCAGAACAGTTCGCAGCACGAAAATCCAAACCGGAGGAAACCGAACAAAAATCGATATATGACGGCATCAATTGGTAA